CAGATTTTCTTGTAGGCATAACTGTTTGAATACCAGGACGTGGGTCTTGACATATTAAACGACCACAATTAGGAGGAGTTTTAACATAGTATACTCCGCTAAATAATGAATTGGGATGTACATGTGGTTTATTATAACCACCAGATGGATTTATATTAGCCCACATATTACCAAGCACTGGTTGTTTATCTAAACATTCTTCTTCAAATACTTTATGAACCATTTTAAATAACTCATCTACCAAAGGTTTATACTCAAGTTTGTTTTGCATGTCAGTTGTACTATGCCAACCATTAACATTTGTTTTAGTTAATCCCTTATCTTCTTTAGCCCAATTTATAATATTTTGTGCAAGATCATTTGTGTTTAATTTAAAATCATCTGCATATATAATAGTGGGAAAAAATCCTTCTTTAATCATCTAAAAGGTTTACCCCCAAACCAAACAACCAA